AGGTGGTGGCGGTGGCGCTGGAACTGCTACCTTATTGCAAGGTGCTGGCGGAAACTTCGGTGCTGCCAACGGTTCATCAGGGCGTGGACAGCTAGGTGGTAAATTTGGTTCTATCCTTATCGTATATTATGTAACAATCACTATCGATGATGTCAATTCAGGATTTACATTTAATATAGCAAATAGTGATGGTACAGCTAGTTCTACCCAAACAGACATTGTTGATATTTTTGTAAAGAAGAAGTTCTTAAGCAACGAACTATTTTTTGCAGGTGCAATGTACTACGGATACGGTCCAACAGTAACTCCTAATTATGTACCTACCAGATTAGGCGGAGTACTAGGAGGACAACAGAAAAATAACTGGGTAGACATTTCTTCAGGTGGTTTCCAAACCATGATGATAGCAGCCGACGGAACATTATGGGGTCAAGGTGGCTGCGGTCGAGGAGAAAGCGGAATCGGGTATGCCGGCGGTTGGACCAACGGATTTACCTGGAACTTTTATACAAGCCCTATACAGGTTGGAAGTTTAAGTAACTGGAAACAGGTTTCTGGCGGAGCTTGGCATTCAGCCGCGGTTAAAACAGATGGGACACTATGGACATGGGGGTGGAATCAGTATGGTCAACTCGGCGTTGATACAGCCACAGCAACTGCAGGACTATTGCTTAATCATTCAACTCCTGTACAGGTCGGCGCATTAACTACCTGGAATACCACCGCAGCAGGAACAGCAGGTGGACTATTTACTTGTGATAATGCATTAGGAATAACCATCAACCACGGCGGATTAATGTATATGATAACTTCTCCTACAGCAGGTGCTACTAGCGGTACACTCTGGGGTTGGGGAGATTCATATAATGGATCCGGATCATATTATATAGGCAACGGCTCTACCAGAGTGTATTATTCATCTCCGGTACAGATTGGTGCGTTAACTACTTGGTCCAAGATTTCCATCAGCCGCTCGTTTCAGTTTGGCATTGCTGCTGGAGGTCTATATGCCTGGGGAAACAGTGATGCATACGGCGCATTAGGTTTTGGCGGTTTTGCCGCAGTAGCAACCCCAACAAGGATAGGCGCCGCGGTAGGATGGACTTGGGTGGCTTCAAATAGAAATTCCTCTGCAGCTATCAATGCTGGCAGATTATTTACTTGGGGGTATAATATCTCTCCAGGGACTTTCCCCTGTTATTCGAGTCCTGTGCAGGTTGGCGCATTAACCACTTGGAAAACGGTAGAGGCCTATGGTAGTCATGACTTCTACGGATTGCAGACAAACGGTACTATGTGGTTCATATCTGTATACTCGAATGTCCGCCCTACTGTACAACCGAGCCAGATAGGGGTAGCTACTAATTGGAAACAAATCACCGCAGGTTATGGGGCTTATGCAGCAATTAATACGCTAGGACAACTATTCACCTGGGGTAATGATAACGTGTATGGTAAACTAGGACAAAATTTCTACGATGGTCGTGCTTACCCACTAGCAAATGGAGGATTTTCAGCTACAGGTACAGATGCATATGGAAATCCTATAATACCGTACTATAGCACCCCAGTACAAGTTGGTACTCTAAGTGATTGGTCTTATGTAGTCTGTGGATATTCATGCTTTGCTGCGATCAAAACCAACGGTACTCTCTGGTCCTGGGGAGTAAACATGTTTGGTCAATTAGGTCTTGGTAATACCATATATTATTCAAGTCCGATCCAGGTCGGTTCCTTAACTACCTGGAGACAGGTTGCTATTTCTGGATTTACGATGGTTGGCACAACATCTGACGGGAAACTATGGACCTGGGGCAAAGGTACGCAGGGAGAACTTGGACTTGGATCTGAAGGTGGCACCGTAATGATATCATATTCTTCTCCAATTCAGGTTGGTAATATGAATAATTGGAAACAAGTGTCATGCGGATATAATACCACACTAGCCCTTAAGACTGATGGAACAATTTGGGGTTGGGGTTCTGGTAGTAATTATATCTTAGGCGGTCAAACTTATTCTTCACCTGTACAGATTGGAAGTTTAAGCAACTGGTCATATGTAGACTGTGGATATAGCCATGCACTAGCATTGCGAATAGGAGTTGATATTAATAACAATCCTACCTCTAATTTATACGGATGGGGGACCAGTGCTCTGGGCGCATTAGGCAACAATGGTGTTGCAGGAAATGGAACTGCAACGTATTCCATTCCTACTCCAATTAGTGGAGATACAACCTGGAAATCGATCGCCACAGGATATAACTTTACTGCTGGTATTAAGACAGATGGAACATTATGGACCATGGGAAATAACAGCTACGGGCAGATCGGAGTCGGAGCGATAGGTCAGATACCACTCCCAGTTGCTCCATATGTTCCATTTTATTCAAGTCCGATCCAGGTAGGTAGTCTGACTAATTGGAAATTTATTGCAAAAACAAACGGCGGTGCTTACCAAACAAATAGTACGTTTGCTATTAAAACTGACGGAACCCTGTGGGGATGGGGATCAAATTCGAGCAGCCTTGGGGTATCAGCAACAAGTACTTCATATTCAAGCCCTATACAAATCGGTACAATGTCTGGCTGGCGCACCATAACGGCAGCATGGTCTGGCTGGTACGCAATTAATTCACCAGATCTTCCATAAATCTCTTGACCTTATATTTCTAAGCATATATAATAGTAATATACTATTAGGATTATGCCTTGAAAAAATATCACTTTATATCTGGCCTACCGCGGTCAGGAACAACTTTACTATCTACAATACTAAAACAAAATCCCCGCTTCGAAGCTAGCATATCAGGACCACTGGCTAGATTCACTCGAGCAGTAATACAAGAATCGTCGGCCCAAGGAGGATATAGATTTGAATGCCCTCCGGAAAAACGAAAAAAACTTATTAACGGATTATTTGAAAACTATCACGACGACCCTAGTAAAGAAGTAGCATTTAATACTAATCGAGGATGGCCACTATTACTTCCAGTGACAAAAGACCTATACCCTGATAGTAAAATGATACTATGTGTACGAGATATTGGATGGATATTAGATAGTTTCGAAACACTACAACGTAAAAATCCCTATGTAGCTACCAGCATGTTCCAACCAGATGAAAATATTAACGTTTACTCTCGATGTGAAACATTATTAAATCCCGGTCGCACATTAGGGTTTGCCTACGGTGCGGTTAAACAGGCTATCACCGGCGAGCATAAAAGTTCTATTATGGTCCTAGATTACGATCAACTAGCTAATCAACCAGAACAGTCTCTGAGAGCAGTGTATAGTTTTATCGGTGAAGATTACTATCAACACGATTTTAACAATGTCGAAGCAAGCTACGACGACTTTGATGAAGATGTGCAATTGCCTGGTTTGCACACTACTAGACAACGAGTGCAATTTATACCACGCGAGTCGATATTACCGCCGGATATCTGGCAACGTGTACAAGGAATGGAGGTTTGGAAATGAAATTAAACATAGGCAGCGGTTATACAAAAATCGATGGGTTCATTAATTTAGACGATGATCCAAATGTAAGTCCAGATCACTTAATCAACCTAGATGATGTTAAGATTCGATTACCTTTTGAGGACAATTCGGTAGATGAAGTTATGGCGCATCAAATATTAGAGCACATCGGTGACGGGTTTATTCCTCTGATGCAGGAAATTTATCGAGTATGTAAGCACGGGGCAATAGTTGATATTATCTGCCCGCATCACCTACACGAGAATTACTACGGTGACCCAACACATAAGCGTCCTATCACAGTTAATACTATGAATTTGTTTTCTAAAAAAGCCAATAAAAGAGATATAGAAGCTGTTAGATCAAACTCAGGATTAGGTATAAAATATAATGTTGATTTTGAAGTAGTGTGGTTTGATTACAAATTTGATAATTTCTATAGTCAGTATCTTAACGAATATCGTATAAGAGAACAAGAAGGCAAGCTAACACAAGAAGAACAGTTATCGCACATTAGACTCATGCGCGAAGCAGCTAATGTAGCCAGTGATGTTATGATTAAACTAGTAGTGGTGAAAGAATGAGCGAGCAGAAGTACGCAGAGAATGATCCGCTGTCAATCATAGTTAATCATTTAGAAAAATCTAATGAAGATGCTCTTGCAGAAAAAGTATTAGATGTTTTTTCTCGAACTGCTAGAGATATAGAAGAATATAACCTACTAGCAAAACTATATCTCGATATACGTAGCAACGTCAAAGCAGTAAAGTATGCCGAGTTAGTGTTAACAGAATCTAAAGATCCTAATGCTATGTATTCTGCTAGAGCCAATTTAGGCAAGTTGTATAACAATATTAACGAGCCAACTAAAAGTTTATTCTACAGTAAAATTAATGCTGCCCTTAATCCCGGAGATGTTGATACACAGCTAGAGATGGTATTTGCCTTGTATCTAATGAACAAGAAAGAAGAAGCTGAAAAAATACTAAGGGCTCTAAAAACACAAGAAGACACCCTATCAGAAGCACATCGAGATATTATCAACTTTAACCTCGGTACCTATGACTTAGAGCAGGGTAAGTTTATTGAAGGTATGAAGGGCTTTATGCTCAAGGGTGAAAAACTTAAGATATGGTTCTCTCATCGTAAACTGTCTTATAAGTTTTGGGACGGTGGAGTATTTCCAGGCAAGACTATCATTCTATTTGCTGAAGGCGGTGGTCTGGGTGACGAAATGTTAAGCGTTCGCTTTATGGAAGATCTTAAGAATCTCGGAATGAGACCTTTATATTATACAAGTCGTAGAGATATGTACGAACTGTTTAATCAATGCGGATACGAAACTGTTATGAATCTAGAAGGAGTTCCAGCAGATGCTATGTGGACTTACTTTATGCAGGTACCAATTTGGTTAGACTGTAAACCAGAAGAAGTCAAACGCAGTGATTCTTATCTATATCCTAACCAATCAGCTGTTGATAAATTTGCCTTTATGCGAGAGAGCAAGAAATTTAAAATTGGAGTACGGTGGCAGGGCAATGCCAAGAATGAACGCGATCTACATCGTAAAATTTATCTAGACGATGTTATGAATATGTTAACTGATGTATATAAAGATCGAGATGTAGAATTTTATACACTACAAATCGGCGACGGGGTTGATGAATCTGCAAAATGGCCTCAATTAATTGACATAACTGATAAGATTAAATCATACAATGATACATTTGCTATGTTGCAAAATTTAGATCTTGTAGTAACTTCTTGTACAAGTGTATTACATGCATCTGCGATAGCCGGAGTTAAAACACTAGGGTTAATTCCTATCCAGGCATATTTTACATGGGTGAGTCCGAGTCCAGGAAGAACCAGCATTTGGTATGGGGATAATTTACAATTATTCCGCCAAGTGACTCCTAAGACGTGGAAAGAACCTATACAAGAAATTCGAGAATATATAATAGAGAATAAACTTTATGGAAAAGATTAAATCCAAGCTATTAGCCTTAGTTGAACAACCTAGTGACATTAATGAACATCTATTTACACTTAAAGGATATGCAGATGGTTGCGAACATATTACTGAAATGGGGGTACGCAGTGTAGTCAGTACCTGGGCATTTCTTGCAGCTACACCTAAAAAATTAATCGGCATTGATATTGAAGATTGCCCGATTGATGAGATCGCACAAGCAGCCGCAGAAGTAGATATTGATTTCCAATTTATTAAAGATAGCACTGTGCGAGATGGATTTGAGATTGAAGAAACTGATTTTTTATTCATCGATACCTGGCATGTGTATCCGCAATTAAAGAAAGAACTTGATAAACACGCAGGCAAGGTTAGGAAATATATTGGATTCCACGATACCTACACCTACGGATTTGTAAACGAAGGCGGCTACTATTCTCAGCCTACCGGATTACGTCCTGCTATTATCGAGTTCTTACAAACGCACCCCGAATGGGAGATGGCCAATAGTTACAATCATAACAACGGCGTTACGATCCTTAAGAGAGTTAAATGAATCTTTTTCTAGTAACCTCGGCATTGGATACACAATACAGTTTATTCTCATTTGAAGAAAGAATACAGCAAACTATTGCTACTGTAGAAAGTATTAGAAAATATGCTCCGGGGTCAACAATTGTATTAGTAGAGGGAGGTAGACCGTTAACTGATAATCTTAAAAATAGATTAACCGAATATTTTAACCATATATTCGACTACACAGATACAGATGCAATTAAGATGTCACAGAGTGCTAGTCAATATGCGGTTGATAATGTAGGACATAGTATAAAGACTCCCTGTGAAGCATTTATGTTAATGAATACTACAAAACAAATACCAGTTGAAAAATTTAATAGAATATTTAAGATAAGTGGCAGATACGTTCTGACAGAAAAGTTTAATCTTGCAGACCATATCAATGCACGGGGAAAATATGTATTCTTACCAAAGGCACCAGTCGGTGAAAAATCTATAGTAGACGAAGTAACTAATACCGTCGTGAATAACAAGAGTTCAACAGACTTCTCAGACTACTGTTACGAAACAACATTATACTCATTCTGCGGATCAATCCTGCCAATAGCAGTACAAAACTTTGAGATTATGTTTAACAACATTATAAAATTATATTCATCAGAAAGTTATATAGACATCGAAACAGCGATGTATCTAACCGTAGACCATACTTTAGTAGAAGAAGTATCACCTATCGGAATAGCAGGACAATTAGGCATGGCACAAGGGCTATCAATAGACAAATGAATAATATATTCTTAGTAACATCTGCAATACACGGCGCTAATGGAATGAACGGGCAATTAACTACGCAACAGAGGATAGATCAAACTATCGAAACTGCCCACAGTATAAGAGCACACATTCCGGATGCAAAACTCTATCTGTTAGAAGGTGGAAAATACCCATTAGATTTTGCACTTAGACAACATTTAATGTCGGAGTACGATGACATAATAGATTTTACATATCACCCATTTATAACATTTGCGCACAATCAAGTGGACTTATCTAAACAAGTGATCACTGTGATCAAAGGGCCTTGTGAATCTTTTATGTTACGAGAAGCATGTAAACTTCTAACAGTATCTGACGAAGACCGTATTTACAAAATCAGCGGAAGATATCGCCTTAGTGAAGAATTTAATCTAGAAACACATCTCGCTGCAAAAGGCAAATATCTAATGTTAACTAAAACAAAATGCTTAGAATTTTATAGTTATCCACAAAAACTAACATACGCTGAATATCAATACAGTACCAGATTCTATTCATTTTGCGGATCTATACTGAATAAAGCAACAGAAAATTACAATATTATCAATAAAAGATTATTAGATTTATATTCTAAAAGTGAATATATGGATCTTGAACATATGACATATCTAGTATACGATCAAGTAGATATAACTGAAGTAAACCCAATTGGTCTTATTGGCGCATTTGCAGAAATTCCAGATATGATCATAAAAGAATAACCACCGGTTAACATAACGATAAATTAGTATATAATAAAGGACAGATATGGCTAGTACAATTTTCTACATCGACGGCGGCGCAGGCCGTGTTATCGCAGCAATTCCGGCACTACTCAAATATGGTAGATTAAATCCCAACAAAGAATGGTCAGTGATTATTCCGGCATGGGATAACTTATTGTGGAGCATTCCAGAACTACAAGACCGTACCTACGGTGCAGACACTAAAGGCATTTGGGATAATGTAATATCCAAGTGTGATGAACTGATTACTCCCGAACCGTACAAACTTCCAGCTTACTTCCGCCAGGAAATTAGCCTAGCAGAAGGCTTTGATCGTGAAATTAATCACTCCACTGATCATAGTGATCTAGGTGCACCTGTCTTGCAGTTTAACAAGGCAGAAGAAAAGTGGGCAGTAAACACCATCGCTGATGTCAAGACACAGCAACAAAAAGCCAAAACTATAGTGATCCAACCATTTGGTCGTGGCGCTACATTAGATCGAGTGGACATCGTTGACACTGCCAGCCGCAGTCTAAGTCCAGATGCTTATATTAACCTAGTACAGAAACTTTCGGCACGATACAATCTAGTATTCTTCGGCGAGCCACAGTTCCAAATTGTCACCGATACCTATACAGTTAAACTACCAAACACCACTGACCTGCGTATGTGGGCTGCTCTTATCGATGCTGCTGATTACTTTGTTGGTGTAGATAGTGTGGGTCAACATATGGCTCGTGCAACTAATACCCCTGGTACTGTTATCTTTGGCAGCACATTCCCAATTAACACAAGTTATCCAGATTACTTCCAGATCATTGAGAAGTCTGGTGCTAAAAAATATAGTCCAATACGCATCACAGGACTAGATAGTATCTTAGCAGATCGCAGCAACGATCGCATGGCAGACTTCAGTGAAGAAGAATTGCAAACAATCTACAACGAAATTGTAGCAGATATTGAAAAGAAGGTGGTTTAATGTCGTACTCAGTACTTGGAATAAATCCAGGCCATAATGGCTCAGCAGCGCTGATAATCGACGGAAAAATAGTCTATTATTGTGAAGAAGAACGCCTTAGTCGCATGAAATATGATGGTAATCCTTTTAGGGCTATGTTGTACATCCTAGAACGTTATTCGGTAGATGAGATCATTATCGGCGGTACTACCGCTGAACTACCTATACTTCCTTGGACTATGGAAGATCCCTACACTGCGCTAGCTCGCAAATATAATCCTAATATTAAATCAACTAACCTAGGCCATCAACATCATCTAGGACATGCCGCAGGTGCGTTTTATAACTCAGGATTTGACACCGCATTGGCGATTATTGTAGACGGTGCAGGTAGTAAACATACCGTCCAGGTAGATGATAACGGCAATACAGTTAGCGGATACGAAACTGAAAGTGTTTACAAGTGCTCATATACTGAATCTTTACAACCACTATACAAACGCTATGCTGATGGTAATGCTTTCTACTACAGTAATGGTGTGCAAGAATTTGATAATTCAGTTACTATTACCAAGGCATACGAAGCAGTTAGTCAATATCTAGGCTTTGGCTTTATCGAAGCAGGCAAGACCATGGGACTAGCACCGTATGGTCGAGCAGATGATGCTATTCCTAACTTATTTGTCAATGGCAAGGGAAATAAGAATGCCTTAATTCCTCGCTATCCAGCAGGTGCATTTATTGATACAAATACCTATCCCAATCTACAACAGACACGAGATCCAAAGGTGTGGCATAGGGATTTTACTCAAGTCACTGACACTGAAAAAAATCTTGCCTGGCGAGTACAAGACGAAACACAACGATTGATCGGTGACTTAATTGAACGTGCCGCATCAGCCACAGGCGAAACTAACATTGTTATTGCTGGCGGATACGGATTAAACTGTGTGGCAAACTATTATTACAAAGGTCGTTTCCCTAACCTAAACATCTATGTAGATCCGATTAGTCACGATGGCGGCACAAGTGTCGGCTTAGCGAAACTTGGTTGGTATGAACAAAGTAAGAGTAGTGATAAACATCCTCTTACAACATTATATCTCGGCGCACAACCATCTTACGAAAATATGAATTTGCCTAGTAATTTCTCACTATTAGATGCTACTGCTGAAGATATAGCAGACTTATTATTCAAAGGCAACATCGTAGCCATGTTCCAAGGTGCAGCAGAAGCTGGACCTAGAGCATTGGGCAATCGTAGTATTATGTTTGACCCACGTAGAGCAGATGGTAAAGATTATGTGAACAAGGTCAAAGGACGTGAGTGGTTCCGCCCGTTCGCTGGATCAGCATTGGCCGAACACGCACATGAATGGTTTGATCTACGTGGTATGGATGAGAGTCCGTTTATGATGTATGCTGTGAATTTAACCGCAGCCAAGGTAGGACAACTACCAGCTATCACACATGTTGATGGAACTTGTCGTGTGCAGACTGTTAAACAGTCTGACAATGCTGCCTACTATGATGTAATCGATGCGTTTTATGAGTTAACAGGAGTGCCGGTGGTATTTAATACTAGCTTTAATCTAGCAGGTGAACCCTTGGTTGAAACTGTAGCTGATGCTGTACACACATTACAGAACTGCGATATCAGCTATATGTACATGCCGGAAATTAAGAAACTGTTGGTGAAGCAAGGCTCATAGCATAGGCCATAAGGTTATCAAATACCTTAACCTTTGGCTTGAGCATCTTGTAGATTAAACTATCTAATTTTTCTAGAGTTTTTTGACCATTACCTGTAAGCACTAATATCGGAGTTGCACCAGCCCGATCGGCCATAACCAGATCCTCAATAGAATCTCCAACATAAACTCCACCTTTGAAGTTTATTCCCGGCAATGTTCCTTCGGCATGTTTAATCAATCCTGTCTTAGGTTTAGCGTACTCATCTTCTTTCTTGTTAGATGTATTATAATAGATGCCATCGATACTAGTACAGCCAGCAGCACCAAATGTGTTAAGCATAACTTGATTTAAGGTTTCTACCTGTTGTATGGTAATTTTACGTTGACTAATCAGTGGCTGATCGTGTAATACACATATCTTATGACCTAATGAGCGCATGATAGCAACAGCGCGAGCAGCATTGGCTATAGGAATATATTTGTCGGGGGTATCGATAACACCACCTAACTCATTCAACACACCGTCGCGATCTAATCCGATCGTAAACTTGTCAAAAGTTGCAGGAAAATTCAATTGACCGTTGATCATTTGATCATTTGATGCTACACTTAATTGTTGTCCCTGGTTAGAGACCATATTACGTTCTACACTAAATCTTGCCATGGTATCCTCAAAATGATAATTAGTATTAATTATATAGGTATTTAATAGAAAATGCAACCAATGAGAAAATATCACTTTATATCAGGCCTGCCTAGAGCAGGTTCAACATTGCTATCAGCAATACTAAAACAAAACCCTAGATTTACTGCAGACATTTCCGATCCTCTGTTAGATTTTGTAAAAAGTATCACTAGTACAGTAAATCAATCTGTAGGAATGGCAGCGCAATGCGGCGAAGAAAAACAACAAGAAATGATGAAAGGCATCGTTGATACATATTATAAAGATGGCAACGAAGTCTGCTTCAATACCAATAGAGGTTGGTCCGCAAATACTGCACTAGCTAAACTACTGTATCCTACATCAAAGATGATCATTTGTGTGCGTGATATTCCTTGGATACTTGATAGTTTTGAAAGATTAAATTCAAAGAATCCACTAACAATCAAACCACTTTACAATCATCAAGATCTTGGCACAGTATACGAGCGTACTCGTATGCTCATGGGTGAATATCAAAATCAAGCAGGATATGTACTGGGACCACTTGCAAATGTCAAGCAGGTGGTCTACTCAGAGGATCGAGATATGATCTGTGTAGTAGACTACGAAGCGCTGGCTAAGAATCCTTTAGATACTATGCAGCGCATCTACCAATTCCTAGGCGAGCCTTGGTATGAACACGACTTTGAAAACGTGGAAGATAGTTATGACGAATTTGACCAACAGGCAAAGATCTCAGGATTACATACAGTTAAACGCAGAGTAGAATACACTCCTCGTAAACCAATACTTCCGGAAGATTTATTCTTGCAATACAGCGGACAATCTTTCTGGAAAAATAACTTTGATCATATCAAACGTCAGATAAACTGGATTGGCTAATGAAAGCAGCAGGCGGTAGTGAACTAGCATACAACGCATTGTTAGCAAACCTTGGCGGATCTTGGCCCAAGGATGTTAACTTCATCTTATGCAACTGCGATCCTAATATGGTTAATCCAACAAAAATCAATGTCATATGGCAGCAGTTAAATTGGAATGAAGAGAACGTTGCCTTAATGGCAGATCCTGCATTTGTTGATAGTGTAGATTATTTTGTTTATGTATCGCATTGGTGCTATGATAAGTTCCGCAACAAGTTTAACATACCAGAACATAAATCACTAGTGATTAAAAATGCTGTTTACCCATTTGAATATAAACCCAAACCTCGCACTGAAAAACTTAAATTGATCTATACATCAACACCGTGGCGAGGGTTAGATGTATTATTAGATGCGTTTGAACTATTAGGCCGAGATGATGTTGAATTAGATGTCTATTCTTCAACAGTATTGTATGGAGATTTCTTCCATAATAGTTATGGTAGTCAATTCCAATGGATTTATGATCGTGCTAAAGCCTTGCCAAACGTAAACTATATGGGCTATGCTAGCAATGCCGGAGTAAGAAAAGCAGTACAGGCTGCACACATATTTGCCTATCCTAGCATGTTTGAAGAAACAAGTTGCATCTCAGCAATTGAAGCAGCATCGGCAGGATGCCAGTTAGTGACTACTAATTATGGAGCATTGTATGAAACTCTAGCACAGTGGTCTACATTTGTTCCATATACGGCCGACCGTAAACAGATGGCTATCGACTATGCACCGGTGTTAAACAAGGCTATAGACGAATATTGGTCAACTGCTAATCAAGATAAGTTATTAGCGCAGATAGATTATTACAACAGGTTTTGGACTTGGGATTATAGAATGACAGAATGGAGAGAATTCTTTGACAGAATTAGCAAACAAAAAACGTAGGGTTATGATCGGCTCGCCGAGCTATGATGGCAAGTTAGATGTTTGGTATGTGAACAGTTTGATGAACACTATTAAACTAGCAGACGAACACAATATTGAGATCATACCAATATGGGTTAGTTTCGATGCGCTGATACAACGCTGCCGCAATGATACCTTAGCACTTGCACTACAACAAGACTGCGATGATCTAGTGTGGATTGATACTGATATAGAATGGGAGCCAGAATGGTTCTACAAACTTCTAGGATATCCAGTCGATGTTGTTGGTGGGACATATCCAAAAAAGGGTGACAAGGAAGAACAATATGTGTTAAACTTAGGTAATAACACAGGCGAGATCGATTCCAACGGCCTGATGAAAGTTGGCGGACTAGGCACAGGATTCTTGAGATTTACTCGTCGTGCCTGCCAATGGCTTTGGGACAACAGTCCTAGATATATCGAAGTAGACAAAGGTGGGCTAGAAAAACGTTGGGCATTTGATGTTGCTATCCGAGATAATGATCTTATCAGTGAAGATATATGGGTATGCAAGAGGCTAATCGAAGAAGGCGGCTTTGAAATCTACCTTGATCCTACAATGACCTGCAATCATGTAGGTGGTAAGAAATACACTGGCGATTTTTTGAACTGGTTCAACACTACATTTAAACAAACTACAAAGATCGATAATACAGATTATCTACAAAATTATTTAAGAGGATTATAAACAAATGCAAATTCCACAGAAACCGCCAAGAATAGTATACCTAGCAACATACTGTCCTAACAATACACTATCTTCGTACTATGTGAATAGCCTATCGGACACGATTAAATTATTCATAGTCAACGGAATTACTCCTATTCCGATATACATCAACGATATATCATCAGCTGTTGTGGCCAAGAATGAGATTATTTTACTAGTATCAAATCAAGAATATGAAAGTGTAGTATTCATCGATCATGATATTGCCTGGGATTCAAAAACCCTGTTAGACATTATAAATTCACCATACGATGCTGTCGCGATCCCTACGGTTAAAAAGACACTCGGTGGTCTGATCTTTGATCTTAATATTGGTGCTCAGATACCAGAAAAAGATCAGGATGGATTCATCAAAGTTGAATATGCCAGCACAGCCCTATTTAAACTTAGTAATAAATTAATAGTCGATCTTACTGATACTAGTTTATTAATCACTAATCCAACAAATAATGAAGTAAAAAATGTATTTGAGACTTCTACTAAAAACGGTAGATATGCTGCCGACAGTTTAGTATTATGTAATAAAATACGAGACCTCGGGTATACAATATGGATCAATCCTGCTACTACTTGTGCTAATATTGCAGATAATTTATATTCTATGGATATATTAGAAGCGTTAAATCCTCAACAGTCAGCCGGTCCTATCGTGGATGACATTAAAAAATTATACGAATAATCGTCAATAAATATAATATTAGAAATTAACAAGGAGAAATAAAATGACAGATATAACAACAAGTGTACCAATTAATACCGAAATCGTAATTAGCGAACGAGTAGTATCGACTGAATTCAAAGTAATTGAAATGCAAGAAGATGTAATTCGTCGTAGAGTTAATGTAAATATTGAGTTAGGACCATTTACCGACGAATTACAACCAGACGGAACTACCTATTCTCGAGGAGTTGGTCGTCGTGGTTTAGTAGTTTGGGAACACGAAGAATACGACGCAGTACGCGACACTTGGAATAATCTAGACTTAATCGCAAAAGTAACTACAATTTTAAACAATTAATAATGGCACACCGCATCTTGATCATGGGATTACCTGGTGCAGGTAAAACTACACTAGCTGAAGAGCTACAACGATCTCTACAAGATGTGGGTCAGACTGTGACATGGCTTAATGCCGATGCAGTTAGGCGAGACTTTGATGATTGGGACTTCAGCCTAGAAGGCCGAATCCGCCAATCTATCCGTATGTATATCTTATCAGAACAATCACCTAGCGATTATGTGATAGCAGATTTTGTAGCACCATTGGACATTATGCGTAAAAACTTCCGTGCAGATCTTACTGTATGGGTTGATACTATTGCGGAAGGGCGGTTTGAAGATACTAACAAGATGTTTGAACCGCCGTCACATTTTGATGTACACGTAACCAGCCAAGATGCAGCTCGATGGACTAAGCTGATCATGTACAAACTAGCAGCACACGCAGTTTGCGTTTAGATCAATTCACGCAACAATTCTAATTTAGTTTTAATAATACGATTACCGAGACTGGTACGTACACCACGATGCAAGGGTTTAGGCCAAGCACCTAAATCACACCACGCATACCCGCTATGTTCTTCATTGAGTGTAGGAATAAATTCATTATCAACAACTAGCACATAAGTGTTGTATTGGAACATTTGATCATTACTTGTGAATAATTCTAATGGAACTACCTTGTGGATGGTTGGAGTTAATCCTACTTCTTCTTCAACCTCTCGCATTAACGTATCGTGAGGTGTTTGATCACTTGGCTCACGCTTGCCACCTACTAATCCCCAGGTGTTTGCAGTTTTACCTTGTGTTCTAAGTAAGAATAAAAATCTTTTTGTGTCTTTAGCGATAAACAATCCGCCGGAACATATAATTTCTTTTATAATACTAACCGCCAATTCTCATTTGTGTAGACACCTTCGTAGGATTTAGACCATTGCTGGCCATCCCACTTATATTGGATGCCTGTATATGCATTAGTTATGTATGTGATATCTGTGACTGTGGTAGAATCGAATACTATAGTCCATCGAACTCCGTCCCACTGTATGATGTCATTGGCGTGTGCTAGCTCTACTCCGGATTGACCTTTCCATGCATCCGGACCGTCGTAGCCTTGTTGATTGATTGCAACATCTTCTAAGATTAGGTACCGTTTATCAATACCAAGACCTTCTACAGTATGTGGGTTAAATGTCTGCGGATTAATTATAGCATCGATTGTACCCCGACTATAACTGTTAGAAACATCTGTTAAAATAGTGTTTCCGGGGATAGTTTCTTGATCAAATGCAAGAGCCATCAATGATTCATTAGTTGGATTCAGACTTAGATATGCTACTATTTCGTTACCATTTGCTTTGGTTAATCTTAATTGGCTAAGCCCAGCAGTAAATTTACCTGGATACACGTCTAATAAATTTAACCAACTTGGTCTATTAGGTACAACATCTAAATCTATCCAACCTTCATTAACGTTTGATTCACTTGCAGGAACCAGTACCGCAGTGTTGTTTAACACTAGTATGCTATAGTCATCTGAGGTTATGATGTTTTGAATAGCTGGATCCAATCCGTCAAATATGTCTGCACCGTAGAATGCATCATCATATCCACCTGCTTCTCCTGTGCCAGGAGATTCTGCAAAAACATTAGAAATGATCTTTGTGATGATACCGAGTTTCTTAACCTTGGCAGGAGGTGTAATCCATGCTGGCGCAGTAAATTGCAAGGAAGTGATGCTAAGATCGTTGTTTAATCCTTGAGGTACACTTCGAGATTCAAATACTGAAGTATCCATTAATTCGAGATAGCTTAAACTCGTCCAGTCGATATAGTTGTCTGTGGTCTGTAATTCTATAGCAGGATTAAACAGCACAGCGATTTGCTCAAATAACTGTAATTTTTGATCTACATTTGTAGTCCAGATATCCGCAGTAAATGATATAAGATAAGGAGTTGGCATCAAGCGCTCGACAGTATAATTACCGCCTTGTACATTGGCATATTCGTTAATCATTTCTCCGTAGGTAGGGCTGCTAGGATCTTCGTCGATGTACCCATACTGACGTTCGCGTATATTAAATTTACTCACGTAAGTAGGATCCTGCATACGTTCACGATCGAATTTTAAATCTTTAATGTAACATGCGATAAAAGGTGCCGATTGTATAACATTCTCACTGTTCTTGTTTAAGATAGAACCAACTTGACGAGTCATATCACCATAACGTACTGGCACTTGAACAAATTGTCCTTTGGCATCTTGATAACCAAAGTTGCTCATCAATCGCATAAACTGTGTTAGATAGCGTTTAATCTGCCCATCGTAAAAGAACTGACTCATCTTAATTATCCGCCTTTGGTTTCAATGCTTTGCTTAGTGCTTGACGTTCTGGTACCACTTGTCCCGCAATCGTTGAAGTAGAATTATTATTAATAAAGCTACCTTTTTGTGTTTGTTTTGTTTGCGATGCGTCTGCTGGCAATCCGTCTTTAGGTTTATTAGTCATCGTCATACGCACATTATCTTCAAACTTGACCCAGTTGTTTCCATTCCATCGAAATAGCCTATTAGGGAAATAATCAGTACGTAAGTGGAATTGACCATTTACTACTCCGTCTGGGAAACTAGAACCAAATGTGTACGGAGCCCCGTTGACCGGTTTTCCATTGCCTGTTAGATATCCAACATATAGATCTTTTTCCGGAGCATGCAATGTCATACTAGCATCTAGGGCCGCTGTTTCGGTATCCACGGTATGTTCTTCATCGCTAGCATCTGCGGTATCAACAATACCGGACTCACGTGTAGGAATAACATAGAACGGAGTAGTGTCATATCCACTCATCGGAGCATCTGCTTCTGCTTGTGCAATAATAGCATCGTTAATTTCGATATTTTTGTTATAGGTACTGATGATATCGCGTAGGGTTTTATTACCATCCCCTGCTGGTGCATCGAGGATTTCTTTAAATTCTTGGCTGTCTACTAAGGGTTGACATTTAGCGCGAAGTAAATGTGGGTACCATGTTTGACTGTAGCCTGTGCTTGGGCGGGTTACTTCTGTGATCACATAGTATCTACGTAGGGCTACCATAGCATCATCTAATGCATATTCATCTTTCTGGTGTGGTAATTCGATAACATCACCTGCCATTACTTTACGGCCCAATTGTTCAACTGTGCTGCGTAGATGGAAGTGAACTAGAATCTCATCGTTAGACAAAAACAATCCAAACTGTGCTAGATTAAATACGCTGTCCATCATGGTGTAAACACCACGCAGTCTATAGACATCGCTGTCATAATGACGATCACGGTTTTCCATGAAGATTAAATCTTGTATGCCCAATTCGCCTATGGGGTTTGTATTAGTAGGAACACCAGGGGTGCTTGCGCCAGCATCGGGATTAACAGGTCCTAGATACTTGTGCACCATACAATCAGTTCCTCCAACCTGGAATTGCTCATTGATCACGCGGTCTAATAGTTTAAAGTCATTGCCCTTCTCAGGACGATATAAAGAAAGTCTCGGCATAGTAATGTATTTATGGCTAAATATTTGTATGACTGAATTAGAAAATGAACGCCAAATAGTTATCGACTATATCAAAACCTTCCTAGGTGATGGTATGATCGATGTAGAGCTTGATCCCATACATTATAATACTGCAATCGATAAAGCTCTTATGCGATATCGACAACGCAGTCAAAATTCTACTGAGGAGAGCTTTGGTTTTATTACTCTGCAGGTAGATCAAAACGAATATTTTATGCCTAAAGAAGTTATGGAAGTACGTCAAGTATTCCGCCGTAGTATTGGTAGTCGTAGCGGAGGTGGCGATGGTGGTAGCTTGTTTGAACCGTTTAATCTAGCCTACAGTAACACATACCTGCTATCTAGTTCAAACATGGGCGGCCTAGGCACATACTTTGCTTTCGCAAGTTATCAAAATCTAGTGGGTAAGATGTTTGGTAGTTTCATCAACTTTGATTTCAATCCAACTACAAAGAAGTTACGCATAGCGCAACGTCCTAGAACAGAAGAAAGTATCCTAGTTTGGATGTACAACTATCGCCCAGACTTCAATCTATTCCAAGACAACTACGCAGGCCTATGGATCAAAGACTACGCACTGGCCAACGCTAAGGTTATGCTAGGCGAAGCACGTGAGAAGTTTGCAACTATTGCTGGACCACAAGGTGGCACGAGTCTAAACGGTGCCACACTCAAAGCTGAAGGCGCTGCAATGATCGAAAAACTTGATCTAGAATTATCTAACAACTACGATAACCAACGTCCAATGACATTTGTTATCGGCTAATTATTTTTCAAATAGTCTTGACATCTCTGTCAAAGTAGCATAAAATAACTGTAACATCGAAAGGGTTACTATGATCATTGGCATTTGCGGTTTCATAGGCGCAGGTAAAGACACTGCCGCCGACTACTTACAAAATTTTTACGAATTTAGACGCGAGTCATTTGCAAGCACACTCAAAGATGCTGTTAGCGCAGTGTTTGGTTGGGATCGTACATTACTAGAAGGTCGTACTAAAGAAGCCCGTGAATGGCGTGAACAAGTAGACCCTTGGTGGGCAAAACGGTTGGATATCCCCGAACTTACTCCGCGATGGGTATTGCAGTACTGGGGCACTGAAGTTTGTCGTAGAGGATTCCATGACGATATCTGGATTGCCAGTTTGGAAAATAAAATCCGCACATCAAAAGATAACGTAGTCATCTCAGACTGCCGTTTCCCTAACGAAATTAAAGCAATTAAGAACGCTGGCGGTAAGATCATATGGGTAACACGCGGTCCTCTTCCTGATTGGTACAAAGATGCTGTTAGCATGAACAAAGGTCCAAAAAAGAATATGAGTTGGGCAATCAGTACTCATAGGATCGAACAGTTAGGAATCCATGCTAGTGAAACTGCGTGGGTTGGCACCAAGTTCGATGCTGTGATCGACAACGATGGTAGTATACAAGATTTATATGACCAACTTCGTATAGTGATCAATGATCAGGAGTAAGATCTCCCTGACGCCAAGAAACATCGGTAGAATGTAACACCCTTTGGCAATTTGCACAGACTGTCTTTAGATTATCGTATCGACAGTTACGTAGATTGCCATCAACGTGGTAGACATTGAACTGCTGTGGAAACTTACTAGTGTATCCACACCGATCGCACTTAGGTTTCTTCCTATATCCCGCCCGATACCAACTAGGGATTCCTTCTTTAGATACCCGACTACAATGGTCGCACTGTGACCTATAATGAGCTACTCCATCCTTATGGTAGTTAATAGCCGCCGGCCTTTTGTCGCAGGTCTTACATAGTTTTCGTATAGTCATGATTTACGCCCTTTGTTACGCCCTTTGTTTGTATATTTAACCATGTATTTTTGTCGGTTGTCACTAAATATATGCAAAGCAACATTAGTAATCCATTAAGGAGATCAAGAAATGGCAACACTACAATCACCAGGCGTACAGGTTCAAGTTATTGACGAAAGTTTTTACACACCTGCTGCTCCAGGAACAGTTCCAATGATATTCGTAGCAAGTGCTTCGAATAAAGCGAATGCCAGCGGCACAGGTACAGCGCCAGGCACACTAGCAGCGAATGCTGGTAAAGTTTGGACAATCACAAGTCAACGTGATTTAACAGACACATTTGGTACCCCATTATTCTACACAGATTCAAACAGCAATCCAATCAATGGCGGCGAATTGAACGAATACGGTCTACAGGCTGCTTACAGTTTGTTAGGTGTAAGTTCAAAAGCATACGTTGTTCGTGCTGATATGGATCTAGCACAATTACTTCCGCATGCTAGCATACCTGAAGGTTCAGCAGTAAGTGGCACATATTGGGTAGACACAAGCAATACCCTATACGGAGTCAATGAATGGGATGCTACAAACAAAGTGTTTGTTACAAAAACTCCATTGGTCGTTGACGACAGTAACGCAGATACGGTAGCTGATTTGGTAGGAGATACATATTTCCCTAAATCAAGTTTTGGTGTTAAGGGCGATTATGCAGCAGTGATTACTAAACAAAATTCAGATCAAATCTGGTTTAAAAATAGCGATAATGTTTGGGTACAAGTTGGTTCTAA